AGCTGGGTAAAACTTACGAACCAGCTCAGCGGTAGCCGAGCCTACGCCACTGGTATCCATGGCCATGTACACCACATTGTATTTCTCAGTAATGCCGCGAATGGTGTCAGCCTGTTGCTCATAACTGGAGCCTTTAAGGCGAACCCTTTCGATGAATCGGAAAATTCCACCCTTGCGCTTTGGCTTTAACGCCACCACTAAGCCTGCATCATCCGAGCTTTCACCCGTACCGCCACCTCTTGGGTCATAACCGACCAAAACTTCTGCGTTACCCACTGGCCTTGCTTTCTCGTGGTCGACATCTTTCCAAAGTGAACTGTCTGCCTTACACGCCAGTAGTGCTTTCAATGAGAAGAATGAAGCGCTGTCGTCCAAAAACTTACAACGCAATAGATTGTCGAAAATCTCTTTAACTGGATATTTACGCTTGAGCTTATCCATGTTGAAGAAGGTCGCGCCTTTCTTAATCGCATCATCCACAGTGATCATTTGACGGAAGATAAAATCAACACCCAAAGCGCCGGCTTTTAGCGCCTTGTGGCTTATATCAATGCCGTGCTCTTTCTTGCCTTGCCATTTTGGGTAGGCTTCATGGGCCATGGTGGAAGGTGTTGAAATGTAAGTGGTGCGGAACTGCGATTGCATCGACATACCGCCCGCGTAATTATCTAAATCCGCAAAGCCTGGGATCCAGAACACCTCATCCCAATACATGTGGCCGTTAAAACCTTGAGAGGTCGCTACGTTAGTGGACATAAAACCAAGGTTCGCGCCGTTGCTGAGCTCGATGTCGTCCTTACCTTTTAGGTCAACGTCGCCAATCTCTAGCGCAAACTTACGAATGTAGTTTTTGAAGATATAAGACTGCTTTTTCGACGCAGAGATAAACACCTGGTTGTCACCAGTCAGCACCGCATCTTCAAACGCTTCAAAGGCAAAATAGAACGTAAGACCAATCTGGCGCGACTTAAGATAAAAGCGCACTTCATTGATCTCATCGTTTTGCTTATGGCCGTGAATGTCCTTTTGGTATTCGAAGAAGGTTTTCTCGCGATATTCGTCCAACATCTCTTTGGTGATGTGGGACACATCGTTCTTCGTCTTATTTGGCTTACGACCACGCTTTTGCTCGCCATCGTTTCGGCCAGCTGGTCGGTTGCGCCTTTGCTCTGCTTCATCACGTTTGAATTGCTGTTCGAGCAACATCTTGAGCTCACGCTCTTGGCTCTCAAGTTTTTGGTCAACCCACATCAAGTAAGCAATGCGCTGTCTCATCATTAATTCGACGGGCGCGTCATCCCTCAGCGTTTTCCAATCAAACTGAGTTATCCATTTTTGAACCGTGCGTGTGGCTACGCTAACCGTTTCTGCAATTTCAGCAGGCTTACGTTGGCGTAAAAACAGTCCCAAAGCTTTCGTTTGGTCGGCGGTATAGAGCGGTTCGCTAACAACATTATTTTCCATGTTTGCATAGTGCTACAGCGCCTGTGATTACTCAGCTTGAACGATTTCTATATCAAGCGTTTAGAACTAGGACAAATACAAAAAGGCGGAGGCATTGGGTAAATTGGAATCATCGAATTTAGGAGAGTTTAGGCATGTTCCAATCAGAGCTAATTTGTATTTTACAGGCAGGAGCAACCATTGATGGTCGAGTCATTGAGCAAAAAATCATTGATGAGATTGCAGAAACTTACAACCCAGACATCTATACAGCTCGAATTAATGCAGACCATTACCCCTGGAGTAACAAGTACGGCTCTGTCCTCTCTGTCGAAAAGAAAGAAGACAAGCTATTCGCAGTACTGAAACCAAATTCAATGCTTTTGCGTATGGCTGAGCAAGGACAGCTTTTACATACCTCATGTGAGTTCTATGAAAAGTTTGCAGACACAGGGAAAGCCTATCTGACCGGATTGGCCCTGACTGATGAGCCTGCATCGTTAGGTACGACCCAGATTCAACTGTCTGCCAGCAACAAAGATAAAGCGTGCGTCCCAACGAGCTTTCAAATTACCCCAGAACAATTCTCGAAAGACACCGAGGAAGAAGCCTCGATGTTCCATACATTTAAACGCTGGCTTAAGGGCGAAGGTGAACTTGAGCAGCTCTCACAACAACAGGAAGAAGACGACATGAGTAAAGAACTTGAAGAGCTACTCAAGCAAAGCATTGAGCAAGGTAAAGAAAATCAGCAACAACTCAGCCAGTTAAATGAGCAAGTTGAAAAGTTAAACACCAATGGTAAGCCGCCCGAGCAACCCGCTGAACCTGAAGACAGTACGGATGTCACCGAACTAAAAGACCAGGTAGAGACTTTGTCTTCACAGGTAGAAAACCTAACTGGCCAAATTGAAAAGTTCAGTAAGTTAACCGATGAAGAGCAGCGCAAGTTAGCCGGCGAAGGTAATGACGAAGAGCGCTACTTATAGGCTTCGACACGGCCTCAACCCATAACGAATTGAATTAGGTAAGAACATGCAAAAGCAGACCAAAATAAAACTCAGTGCCTACGTGAAAGCCGTGGCAGCGCAAAACGATGTAGATGATGCAACCGAGAAGTTTAACGTGAGCCCGAATGGTACTCAGCGCATTATCGCGGCTATCCGTGAAAGCAACTGGTTCCTAGGCAAAATCAACATCATCTCAGTAAAAAATCAAAAAGGTGAATCCATTGGTCTTGGCGCTACGGGCATGATTGCCAGTCGTACCGATACATCGGGCTCGGGCAAACGCACACCGAAAGATCATTCAAGCATGGGGGCGATGCCTTACATGTGTGAGCAAACGAACTTTGATACCGCGCTTCGTTACGCAAAACTGGACGCGTGGGCGCATCATAAGAACTTCAATGCCTTGATAAGTAAAGCAACCCGAGAGCAGATTGACGCCAATAAAATCACGATTGGTTGGTATGGCGTAAGTGTCGCTAAAAATACCGATGCTAGCGCCAACCCGAACGGTGAAGACGTGAACAAAGGCTGGTTCCAAGCCATGCGTGATCATAACGCAGAGCGCTTAATCACCACGGGGCAAAAAGCGGATGGTGAAATTCGTATCGGTGAAGGTGGTGACTTCATCAATCTAGACTTAGCCGTCCTTGAAACGAAAAACCTACTGCATGACGCCTGTGAAAATGATTCAAACCTTGTCGCCATCATCGGCTCTGACTTGCTGGCTTATGACAAAGCCAAGTTCTACGAAGCGCACGGCAATACGCCAAGCGAAAAAGGCAAGATTCAAGAGCTGCAAGTCATCGGTACTTATGGCGGTCTGCCTGCTGTGAAAGTACCTGGCTTCCCTTCGACGGGCATCATGGTGACCAGTTACGACAACTTATCCATCTACATTCAAGAAGGTTCAGTTCGCCGCTCTGCAGGTAAGAAGAACGATGAAAAAGACCAAATTGAAAACTTTGAGTCGATGAATATGGCTTACGTGATCGAAGAAGTTGGTAAAGCCGCAGCCATTGAATTCAAAAACGTGAAGCTTTGGATTAACGGTGCTTGGCATTAAGCCAACCGCTAGAAACTAACACCCCCTCAATGCAGGCTCTATTGCTGTTTCAGGTGCGCTTTGGCGCCAACTGTTATTCGCGATTGTCGGCCTGCATTCCCTAACACTGTAAGGATACATCATGGAATTTGTCGGTGATAAAAACGAGCGCTATGAATCTGAGTTGCCAGCCTCGGACAAATATCCAGCCCTGAAAATTTCAGAGTTTCAGTCTCTGTTCCATTTCCAAAGCAATGAAACAGAGGCCGGCATTCTGCACCACGCTACGGTGTCACGCATCAAAGTACATTCTGAACTTAAAGACACCCTAGTGCCTTTTGCTAGCTTGACGGAATTATCTCAAGAACGCTTTGGTGATGATGACTCGGCCGAAACACTTTATAAGCAGGCCGTATTCGCACTGACCGCCGCTCAACTGATTAGCGTGCAGATGAGTGGTGACGCCACCGCTGAAGCGGCAGACAGACAAGAAGCGCTCACTAGTAAGAAAGAAGAGTGTGAAGTGCAGTACCGCCAAGCCATAGACATCTTGATTCACGCAGAAGAAACCTACTGCTTTGAGAGGGTGTAATGAAAGCGCTGCAAAGCTTAACTGACCTATTCAAAAACCATGTGACCGATGCGGCCAAAATGGATGTGTGGGCGGAGGATGGCGCCTTATTTTGTGGTCAGGGTGTCGATGTCGATGGGTTTGAAATTGAATATACCGCCATCGTTTTCTTGCAAAGCGCCAAGTTAGAGCCGCAAGTGTTGTTTATGAAATTAGTCAGCTGGCTCAACAAATACGACCCAGAGCGAGCGGAAAAAGGCTTACCCATGCCGACGTTCGCGCTGGAGCCTCTCGATAAAGGTACGTTTGATCTCAAGCTGAAAATTGATATTCGTGAAGAGTTCAACCTTCAAGAAAACGAACAAGGCAATTGGAAGCAAGGTGATACCCGTTATGAATGTATCAGTGGATTCGAAGCGCGAGCCGATGAAGACCAACTCGGCGAATTGGTCTACTTTGTCGGCCACTTAGATGATTTGCCATGAGTGAATTAACGCTCGCGACGCCTGAGCAACTGACTCAAGTTGTGGAAAGTTTGGTGCTGACGGCCAGTGATAAATTTGAGCTGAACAAACGGATGGCCAACCGCGCAAGACAATTCTTTCGTCAGCAAATTCGAGCTCAGCGAGATATAGACAATAACCCGTACCAAAGCCGAACGTGGCGAAAGGCAACCCAACTATGGGATGGCACTCAAGCGCAGAACACCGTGAACAATAAAAACATGCTGCTTGGTTTTGGCAAGGCGTTAAGAACTCACGTTACAGACGATAGCTTTGAGGTTGGCCTAAAAGGCGTCGCAGGTCGCATTGGCCAAGAGCACAACCAAGGCGCTCAAGTGTCATTTACGACTCGTGTTAATGGTCACTACAACAGTAAAACAGGTCAATGGACAGGTGGCGTGAAAACCAAGCGCAATTACCAAATGCCCAAACGAACCTTCATTGGTTGGACGCCTGCTCTAAAGCGAGAGTTACTCGCCATGGCAGCGGAACACTTTGCACTAGAGGATGCAGCGTAATGGATAAACAAGAAGTAGAGAAAACGGCGCTACCCACTTTCAAGATTAAGCCAGCGAAAACAAGTTTAACCGTGAAAGACCCAACAACCCGAGAGCCACTGAAAGCGGCAGGTGAAGATAAACCTCGTAACGCTTACTGGCTACGTCGACTCGCTGAAAAAAGTATCGTGGTCATCGATAAAACAGCCAAGCCCACAGCCCAAAAGGAAACTAAATAATGAGTATTGGTTTTGCAGAAGTACCCAGCACCGCTCGCGTTCCCGGTGTCTATATTGAAATTGATAATAGCCTGGCAAACAGTGCAGAAGACCTGCAAGTTATCTTGGCGATCGGTAATGCGGTCAGTGATGCAACGGTCGCGCCAAACAAAGTCACGCTTTGTATGGATGAGACGATTGCGGCAGCTTCGTTTGGTGCCAATAGCGACATAGTGGAAATGATCACCTATTTCCGTAAGCAAGATAAAACTATGCCTATCTTTGCGGTCAGTGTTGAAGATAGTGATACCGCAAGCGCCTTAGCCGCGTTGGGTGACGTTCAATATCACCACATCATGTGCTCATTGAACGACACCACCACTATTCGTGAGTTAGGGACTTTTCTTGAAGAGCGATATGGCGCATTAGAGCAAGTACCAGGCATCGCGTATCTACCCAAGAAAGGCACACACGCAGAGCTCATCACCTTTGCACCAACAAGCAACTGCGCGTTAATCAACTTTCTGCCCATCAATAACTTGGGGGACTCTACAGAAGCGCCACTGTCTGACGCGGCAGCGATTGGCGCATGGGTTGGTCAAATCGCCCCATCATTGGCCATCGACCCTTGTAGACCCCTGCAAACACTCAAGCTAAACGGTGTTTACTCACTGGCAGAACAAGAGTGGGACTGGGCTGAACGTAACCTCTTTTTGTATGAAGGGTTAAGTACGTACACGGTGAACTCTGCGAATGAAGTGTTAGTCGAGCGCGCCGTTACTGCTTACACAGAAAACGCAGCTGGCGTAACAGACAACAGTTACCTCGATGTCATGACACCGGCAACCGCCATGTATTTTCGTCAGAAACAGCGCTCGTTGATCTTAAGTGTCTACCCTCGCCATAAGGTAGCGAAAGACGGTACTAAGTTTGCCAAAGGTCAGCCGATTGTGACGCCGACCATGTTCAAAGCCAAGCTGTTGACCTTGTATCGAGATCTGGAATACCAAGGCATCGTGCAAGATTTCGATGGCTACAAAAAGTCGCTCATTGTCGAGCTAGATGAAACCAACAAGCAGCGCGTCAACTACCAAGATTCACCGCAGTTCGTGAACGGTTTGATTATCGTTGCAGGTAAAATTCAATTTAGGAAGTAAGTCATGGGAACAAAAATTACTAGCCGTGCTGTCCTTAACGCCGGCTCACTGGGGCGCCTTCCCATCAAAGAAGGGGCGGAATATGGTCTTGGCAACATGAAGCGCGAAACCATAATGGGTGACGATGGCCCTTTGGGTTTCTCTGAGCAATTCTCGGATGCGCCTTTTATTAAATGCACCATCATCCACGCTCAAGACACCGATGAAAAAGCCATTGCAGATTTTGTGGGTGAAGACATCACTTTAGAAACGAACACGAACCGCGCTTACACCTTGAAAGGCGCATGGACAGTCGACCCGCTTACCGTTGCGGTAAAAGATGGTCAGCTTGAAGTGCTCTTCAACGGTGACGAACTAATCCCGCAGTAAGGAGAAAGACCATGTTATCCATACTGATGAAACGAGAGGCTCAGAAGGCAAAGCCAGAACCGGTTGAAACCTTTGAAGCTATCGACAGTGTTGACGTAATGAACGAGTCAACAGTAAGCCAAGCCGTTCGCACCGCTTTTGCTGATAAGCCCTGGGAAGAAACGCAACTCGTGTTTAAGCAAGACCAAAGCTACCTGCGCACTTTGTCTGGCTCGAAAGAGAAAGACCCGTACAAGCAAGAGCTCATTAACAAGTACCGTCCATTGGTTGAAAAGCTATTGGACACTCATAAAGGTGATTACGGCAACCTCGATGTGATGTGGTGCTTTTATATGTGGCACTTTGACCTTGGCCAGTTTGAAGAGATCCACGATGACTTTCGAGCGGCCATCGATGGCGGATTAGAAACACCGGCTAATTTCAAAGTGAATGGTCAAACGGGCTTCTGTGATTACGTATTTAAGTACACGCACAAAGCGCACACAGAAAAGAAAGAGTACAAGCGCGAATACCTGCTTAAAGCCGTAAATGATTTACTGGCGGGTGAGCTTGCTACCAACGCCCCACTCAAAGTAAAAATGTTCCGCCTTGTCGGTGACTGGCACTTTGAAGCAGGCGACAAAGAAAAAGCGCACAACCTGTTTGAGCTAGTGATGAAGCTAGATCCACAAAAAGGCGGCGTGAAGAAGAAACTTGAAGCATTACAAAAGGAGCTTGGCTATGACCAACCCCATTAAAGACGAGTCACAAGTCAAGGTTGCGGAGTTGGCCTCGCCTATTGAAAAAGATGGTAAATCGCTTACGCATATTGATATCAGCAAGCCACACTCGGGGCATTTGCGCGGATTGAGCTTGATAGATGTGTGCGGAATGAAGTTTGAAGCAGGACAAACGCTATTGCCTCGAATCTCTTGCTTGAATGAGCGTGACATTATCAATATGCCTCCAGAGAACTGGGCTCCTTTGCTCACGACACTTGCCTCTTTTTTCGTCGCGACGGAATAGTAATAGATCGAGTTGAAGACTATTACGCAGATATCGCCCTTGTGTTCCATTGGCCGCCAAGCGAAATAGACAAACTCAGCTACGACGATCTATTACTGTTTCGAGAGCTTGCCCGAGAGAGGCACGAACAAACACCACAAGAGAGCGAATAAGCTCTCTTTTTTGTATCAACAAAAGGCTATCCAAGAATGAAAATGAAACTGTCTGTTCTCATGGATATGAAAGATAAAACTTCAGCCGTTCTCAAAGGGATGAGTGGCGAGAGTGACTATTACGCCAAGTCCATCAAAAAGGTACAGAAGACACAGGCTGATGACTCTGCAGCAATGGGGATGATTGATTCTTTAAAAACGTCACGAAAAGCAATGGACAAGAACGCCATTGCTGTTGCTGCAGTCAGCGAAAAGCTTGAGGAGTTAAAAGTAAAAGCGGCAGGAGTTGAATCCCCAAGCGCGGCTCTAACGGAGAAAATCACAAAGCAGCAAGCTAAGCTGAGCAAACTGAACACTGAGCAAGAGGGGTATAAATCCCACTTAGAGAAACTCGATACACAGTTAAAAAAGACTGGCGTGAATACGGGTAACCTCGATGATGAATACGACCGACTGAATCGAAGTTACAAGAAACACGGTAAGGAAATTGGAAGGCTTAGTAAGCGTTATGCCACCTTACAAAGAGTCATGAGCCCGATTCAAAAGCTGAACCGTTCCATCAAGTTTCCCAAGGTCGGCGCTGCAGCGGCAGGAAAAGGAGCTGCGCTATTAAGTGGTTTAAGCTTTGCTGGGTTAGTGACACAAGTGAATGGCGCTGCAGGTGAAATGGACAACCTGGCAAAAACATCAGCCAACCTAAAATTACCTATTGAAGAACTCCAAGCCATGCAGTCCCAAGCAGAACATGCAGGGGTAAGCTCTGACGCACTATCTAACTCCATGCTTCGTTTTACCAAGCGACTTGGCGTGCTGCAACAAACGGGTTCAGGTGCGTTAGGCTCATATCTTAAAAAGAGTAAGAACGCGCTGCATAGAGACTTACAGGGCGCGAAAGACACTAAGCATGCGTATGAAATGCTCCTTGAAGAGTTCTCTCAGCTTGAAACGTCGCAAGAGCAAATGGCCTTTGCCGATGCGGCCTTTGGACAAGACGGTCGCAAAATGCTGATCATGTTGCGTGAAGGCACTGAAGGGTTAACGGCAGCAAGAAAAGAACTCAATGCATTGGGTGGCGGTGCGACTGCAGAAGATGCGGCGAAAGCGGAAGCCTACAATGATGCTCTACAAAAAATCGAAGAAAGCGTTCGCTCTATGAAGTTTGCAGCACTTGCCCCCATCATGGAAAAAGCGACCAAAGCATTCACCCAGTTTTCTGAGAAGTTTAAGAACACAGCCTGGCGAACCGATTTTATCGAAAAGCTTATCCAAACCGTAGACGGCCTTTATCAAGGCTTTAAACTTCTAGGTAAAGGGCTTATTTGGTTAGCGCAAAACTTCAAGGGGATTCTGGCGACGGTCGCCATTCTAAAGGTAGCGTTGATTGCTTTAAATGCGGCTGTTCTGGCAAACCCAATCGGGCTTATAGTGGCCGCTGTTGCCGCTGCAGTAATCGCCATCACTTATTTAATCGATAAGTTCATTGGCTTAGACAAAGTGATAAAATGGATTAGTGACGGCATTGGTTGGTTGTGGGATAAATTCAAAGCGCTAATCAACAAACTGCCAGATGCACTCATCCCTGATGGTTGGAAAATTCAAACTGATGAAGCAGGTCAAGAAGTCGATAACTTAGCCGCTAAACTCAACCGTATTGAAGATAAGAGCGCGACGCTTGGCATTACGACCAATGAAACCCAAAACCGAACGGAGCGAACCCAAACCGAACAGGGTTACCACACTTATCAAACCGGAGGGATTCAGCCGATGAAGCAAAGCGCATCTTATAGCCCACTGGGTAACCAAACCATGAAAAGTAAATCTGAAGTATCATTGACCATCAAATCAGATAAGCCCGTCGCTATTGATAGAGCGAAGGCAACAAAAGGCACAGATTTGAACTTAGATGTGGGGAATATGGTTGCGAGTTTTTAAATCATCCATACTATTTTACTTGAAACATCAAAAAGCCGCCCTCAGGCGGCTATTTAGCTAAAAAGATCCAGACTACACCCGCGTTTACTCTTAAACCATTAAGGGCGTACTAAAAACTCTTAATTCTATATATAACTGATGATTGTCGCATTTTCTATAGACGGATGTGTTTGGATTAATTCATACGCCGTATCAGCCGTTGCAAACTTAGGCTCTTTCATAAAAAAACTAGATCCAAGTGATTCTATTTCGGTGTCAAGTACAGAAGACATTTCAACTTTGATTTGCTGTATCTCATTATCATCCTCACCAATAATATCGAACTTTACCCCTTTCTTTGTATCCGGATGTCTTTTCTTGCGGTTACTAACTTCGTTCGCCATATATGAGTTTGAAATCATTGATTCTAGCTTATCCATTTTCCCCAAAAGGTACTTACCAAGCTGACCATCAACATTTTCATTAGCCGCTATTTCCTTCATTACATTATGTGTAATAGCTCTATAAACTGGGTTATCAGGCTCTTCATCACTAAGAGCTTCAACGGCTAAAGTCTGAAGGCGGTCTTTTAACACAACAACACCTGCCATATCATTTTTATAGAAAATCGTACGCTCATCAGAGATATCGAACGGTAGCCTTGTACCGTCAACCGCAAGCGAAATCACAGGCTTTCGAGCGCAATGACGTAAACCAAGTTCGTACATAACATTAGGGTTCAATTCAGAAAGATTCGCTATAACCAATTCATCGTTAAGTACGTGCTCGATGACTTGTGTTGTAATTGAACCAGGTGTATCTATTCGGTGTGCAACAACAACCTCCAAACCTAAAGCCTTACAAACAGGTTCAATTACCGCATCGATGATTCCATCAGCGTGTCTTCGCGTATCTGAGTTATCAGCGCCTATAGGCGTTACAATAAAGCACTTTTTGACTTTTTGTACTTGTTCTTCTTTCTTAGGTTCAGCCTTTGCCATTGCAATAATTCCATGATTGTTTTCCTATGTTTCATATGGGGTTAACAACAGCTTATTCAAGAGTTTGTGCGCTATAAAGCTAGATTAAGTGCCATAAAGTGAGATGCACCCCATTGACACCCAGCCCCTAACAACCTTACCCTACATATGCACTGGCAAAATCCAGTGTCGGGCGTAGGAACTCGTTTAGACATAAGGCGCATAGACGCCAGCTTTTTGCTGGTTTTTTTATGTGTGGCTTCGGCACACTTGCACATAGTCGTTTCGTATAGAAACCGTACTATCTGAATTATGGTGGGCTGGGCAAGGCAGCTTCGGCTGGCCGTATCCTTGTGTCGCGGTATTCCTACCCTTGTTCAGTTCACCACCCGAAGCGTAGGAACTCCGTGTGGTGATTTAAAATCATGACACAAGGAGGCTATCATGCCGACATATTCCCTTTCTTTCCAAAATACTCATTTCGAGATTGTTGAACAAAGCAATCAACTTTGGCTAACTGCCACAGATATAGCTAAAGCTCTTGGCTACAGAAAGCGGGATGCTGTAACTCAGATTTTCGAACGAAATTCTGATGAGTTCACAAGTCAAATGACTGAGACACTCAGAATGAGTGCCTCAGGTAATTACCAAAAAACAGTACGTATATTTTCCCTTCGTGGTGCGCACTTAATCGCGATGTTCAGCCGAACCTCTGCTGCCAAAGAATTCCGTAAATGTGTATTGGACGTATTAGACAAAGAAATACAAAAACCACAGTACAATCAAAACCCCACCCTACTCAACAACGCCAAAAGAGCTTGCGAACGCGTAAGCCAGCGCGAGAGCCAAAGCTATAACGAGTTACTCGCCCTTAAAGAAACCTTCGCTCAGCTTGAACACTCTTCTCGCATTGCCCAAAACCAAATCAACGACCTATTAACCAGCCATCACTCTAAGCGCGACCATATCGCCCATATCTATTTAGCGCACCAGGTAATGGTTGTGTAACCTGCTTAAACAAAAGCCCTTATCCATTTGAATAAGGGCTTTGTATTAATGAAGAGTTGCAGAAAGAAACAGCGCAAGCAGTAGACTTGCACAAATTGGGTACTTATTAGAATATAGCTATCATTAAAGCAATAACATGCTGATATTATTCACCTTTTCTTGATGAACACCAAATAAAAGCCATCAATAAAACATGTATTGAAAAAGCGAAAATAGGAGCGTAAAACAATGTATCCATTATAGATTGAACATTTGCAATATCAGATTCGTTAGCAAAAGACGTACTCGACCAATTTTTAAAAGTTAGCGACGCAAAAACTGATGATATAAAAAACGCAATATACACAAAAATAATACTACAGATTAAAAACTTACGATTCAT